ATTCTCGCTATCCTCGCTGTCAGAATCCCCTGGATCGGCCTTACCCCTCTTGGGATCCTTGGAATCGCCATAAATCGCCTCCTCTGGGTCCGGCTCATCGTCGCCGCCGCCCTTTGCAGGGCTATCTTCGTCTAGCTTGCCGACATTATTAAACAAAGCCTGTGGGGGGCCTTCGCTGCGGTCAACAGCCTTCCCGTTGGCCTTTCCGCCAACCGCACCGGGATCGGAGCTGATTACTGCGTCAAACGCTGCCGCTGCTTGATCCAGGCCATCCGCCATCATTATTCCCCTTACGAGTGTGGAACTTCCGCATCTTGCGTTCCGTCACAAACAATTCAAGCTGCTTCCGCACCTCTTGAATGGCCTTAAGGGTAGCATGGGCCTGCCCCGCTGTCAAGCTACCTACATCCGCATTTAGTAGTGTTCCCAGCACCCTGGAATATGCTCCTTGGACCGCCTCATTAAACGCCTTACTGTCCAGAATAGCCTGAGCTTCCGCCGCCCGTTCGTCTATTTCTACGTCACCCAGGCGGTTGGATTCCGGTTGGCCCAATGGGTTGTTCCGGTTGAGAAACGCCTGGACGTCCGAGTTGAGAGTTAGGTTGGGGTTGGAGTTGCCGCCCTGGTCCTTGTCCATTCATGCTTCCCATTAAATCTTGCGCATATTGGGGTACAGGAAGTGGCTCCGGTTCCGATGTGGATACCGGCGTATTCTCTGCCTCAAATTCCGCTTCGTTGACGTCCGCCGCAAATTGAGCTTCAATTTTGGCCGCATCTAATAGCCCTTTGACTATCATTTCATCCCGGCGGAAGTCATCGTCGATGCGCAGCTTCCGGTCATTGAAGTTGGACTCGGAAATTGCGGTCGCCATCGTGACCCGGTTCTTCTCCATCGCTGATTGGGCGAGAATAGTAGCTGCATCCGGCTCCTTCGGAGTATTGACGATCTGCTGGACGATTTCCGGAGTAATCTCACGATAGTACCGACCAACATTCTTGACATTCGCGATGGCTAATATGTCCACGAGGGTATTTCGGAACTCCTGGACGCCGCAAAGAGGATTCTCGACGCCGAATTGGGTCATAATGGCGGTTTGGGTCTGCTTCACGTCCTGCAGAACCATGAGCCGAGTCATATCCGAACCCTTCCCGAGGGTCGGATTGACTGTTACGCGCATCGTTGGATCATAAGTGGATGGGTTTACGTCCGCCCACTTGCCCCTTAGTTGCACCGTGCGCTGTTGATTGGGGTGCTTAACTATTTCTCGCAGCATCCCGGTGAAAAGCTGCTTCATTCCGGTTTCAGCGAGAATACGAGCGCACAGTTCGATACGCTCTTGCGCCCCCTGAACGATCGCATCGACGCCAGTTAGCGTCGTTGATTGCAGAGCTTTGGGATCAACGCCCTTCGACGCATCCGAAATGCCCGTCCGGGATTGTCGGAGTCGCTCCATGACTTCGAACATACCGAAAACAGGCTGGCCAACAAAAGCGTGGGTCAACGACATAACCGCATCGGTTGGCGAACCCGTAGTGCGAATAGGACCGCCGATTTCGTCGTTGAGAACGTCGTCGGTATTGGTGAGAGTCTGGTTGAACACCACACGAGGCCAAATAGCCTGGGCTAGAGAATCAAGCGAGCCGCGAAGCATATTCGTCTTGATGACCTGGATGTCCTTTACCAGATCAGCAGGAGTATCACCAATAATAGTATGAGGTTCAGGATCAGGACACCACACAGCAAAATTCGGGTATTCAGCAACCTCGTCGTAGAGGAGATGGTGTTGGTCTCCGATAGTATGGATTTCACGAAGTTCCGCAATCCCGTCGCCATCTTTGTCGATCCTTATGAAATAACAGCCATAACGAACGTCCCACACATCGGTGGCGTCACCTTGATCCACTCCCGGATTTCGGAATATACGGTCGGCGGAGTAGTTGTCCGGCTTCGCACCAATGTAATCAACCAAATCATCCAAGGCATAGCCCTGTTCGACCAGTTCCGACACGTTGATAATCTGGTCGTGACCGATCAGCGGGGCCGAATCCACATCTTTCGCCCTTCTGGAAATTCGGAATTCGTCCAGCGGAACCGAAAGAATTTTTAGGAGTGGCTTCGACTTAGTGAAGCGCACTCGGAGGGTCCCAATGACCTCAGGCATCTGCGGATTGGGTTCCGCGCTAAGCACTTGGACCGACGGATTCTCACTGACGAGCAGCTGGATTTGCTCTTTGGTGATGTTGGAGAATTCCTGCTCCGTCACTTCTTTGCTGTTGTCCGTCCACCACCTCACGACGCCGGTCTTGCACCGCAAAGCATCCTTAACAATATCATGGAGGATCAGGAACCCGTTGTTGTCCTCCCAAAAGATATAGTTGAGATAGTCTGTGCATTGCCGAGCCATTTCTTCCTGGCCCTTGCTATTCGGTCTGCAATTCACGACGTTCTCGGAAGAGGTGAAAATACGGATCAAGGATGGCAGAATAGCCATCACGGTATCCCGGAAATCAGTAGACACCGCCGATGACTTCCCAGAACCCTCCGAAGCAGGTGTCTCGCCGTAGAAGAAGTTTAAATTTTCTTCGCGAGCCGGTGCGAGGTCACTCTCCTCGTAGCTCTTAGCATCATCGATCATTTCTCGGACGGTATACTCATAAGCCGCGAGTGGGTCCTCGGCTGCCCCGACCTCAGCATGTTCGCCCACGACGCCGTTATTAAACAGCCTCTGGAGGTCTTGCCCCTCCATCGCATCATTTGGATTTACGTTGATCTTTGGAATATTCATTGGTACCTCCTAGGGATGTTATTAGACAGCCGCTTAAGGTTCCGCTTAAGCGCACCTTCCCCAATACCGATCACATTAGTTCCGCCGATCATTGACTGAATCATGTTCAACGCCACGCAACCGACTCGCATCGCATCCGCAGGATGGGAAGCCCAATTATGGAGAGGTTTCCCGGTACCAGACTTATGATAACCTCGTAGTGCCATAAGTCCACCCTCGCAGCGCACTTTGTCGAACCACATAGTTCGTAAGGCGGCTCGCGTAGCCGAAATTCCATCTTCCACCGAATGCAAGGGGCAAACGAACGTATTGGGAAGCATCGCATCGAGAACATCCTTACGCGCCACCCCGGTCCCTAATTCTCTCTGCTTGATGTCGTGTGGTAAGACGTGACACCCATAAGCGTACGGTTTGGATTTGATTTGCCCCACGAAATGCTCCAAAGCCTTTCCCGACTCCTGATAGAAGTCGATGACGTGGAGTTCCCTCCCACAACGCTGGAGGAACCAAATGACAGTTTCATCGTCAATGCCCAAATCCCAAGCAGTAAATACAAGTGCGTTCGGGTCATACGGAACCCCTGTTATCTGCCCCGCCATTTGTATGCTGTTCATTACCTCGCCGTAATAAGAACCTTCTATCGGCGCGTCGAACGAGCACATCATTTCGCGGGCGAACTCGTCCGCCGTCATATCCTTCCGCATCGCCGCCACTTCGTCCTCGGGCAAAGCGTCGGTCTGATCCACGGGTATATTGAATATATCCCAAGTATTTACTTCTTTCTCCGCCCGCTTCTTCAACTCGTGGAAGTGGTCGTCTCCGTTAGAAGTCCCGGACACTACTGCCCAACCTTGGTAGTCAGCCAAGCATGGGCGAATAACACTACCCATCATGGTCGGGTTGAGAAGGGGGTATTCGTCGGCTACCACGCCATCAAAATACAAGCCCCGCATCCGCTCGTAAGCCGCGCTTCCTCCATATAGGTTTATCATTGCCCCATTCGGCAACACTACCTGTAAGTCCCCCTCCACCACCCTCACGTTGGGCAATACGCCGGTGTAATGTTTAAAGTATCCCCAAACTAGGTCCTTAGCCTGCGCAAAAGTAGGGCCAATATAAGCATAACGGGGTGGTGGAAATTTCCGTTTATTTTCCAAGCCTTTGCGAATTACTTGGTTACACAGCGCGACAGTTTTCCCCGCGCGCCTGTGCGCGACCATGAATATCCATCGCGCCACCGAATTATGTAGGGCCTTAAAGTGCTCTCGCGGCACATACGGAATAGTTATCCGCGGAGTTTCTGGCTCTTTTAAGGCCGCTCCAGCCGTCATATGGTTATCAGCGAAAACGCCCTGCTGGCCGATTGCAAAACCGGTATTCCTACCCTCCCGGACCGCAGTTTTACTTGCAGCGATTTGGGTAAGTTCAGGTAGAATACGGAGTAAATTCGCCCCGCTTGGCACGGGATCATCAATTCGGTGAACTTCCCGCCCAAATATAGGTCGAAGAAGTTAACCCCCGCATCTGCGGATGCTTGTAGGGTTAGGTCAGCCGCGTCCCAAGCTGG